AGAAGCACAAGATTCGTATCGTTGACCTTGTTTGTCTATTAATAAGACTGCACTTTCACAATAAATAATATTTGCTTTTTCTTTGATGTTATCCGATATAACCATAGTACATTCGTACTTAAGTAATAAAGGTTTTAACGCTTCCAATATATCTTCCGTAGAACGATACTTGTACTTACCAAATGAATTGAATTGATTTTTAGGTGCTTTTAGCTCCGATTGAATTTTTAATAGTGACATAGTTTTCTTGTTTTGGTTTTTAAAGATACTAATTATTTTATTAAATTTAAGTAATTATTTTTAATTATTTGCTTCGATAAATGTAGCTCATAATCGTTTGTAATCCTTTGTATTTCAGCTTCTTTAACTCTATTAATAAGATACATTGCTTGGACTGATTTGCAGTAGTTACCATCTTCTAATGTTTGTCTATAAAGCCTTTTTAACTTATCCAACTTACTTTCCTTCGGTGGATTTGCTATGAATTTGTGTACGGTTATAATGCTCATTTTACTACCTCTTTACATAAATCAATTAGAGAATTTAATTGTTCAGTTAAACTATCTATCATATCTTGCATAATTTTTTCCTTATCTTTTTGTAAGGCAATTATGTTTTCGCAACTTTCTATAACTTCCTTTTGAAGTTGGATAATCTCATTTAAATCTATCATATTATCGTGGTCTACAAATGTTATAAATTGCATTACCTAAAGAAGATTGACAAGCCAGCACTGGTTGTTTTAAGATTGCTAAAATCAATTCTTCGTAATTCTCGTTAATAAACTCCTCTACATCCTGTGTAAAGTAAATAGGATTTTCTGCCTGCTCCATACTTGTAGGGTCTAATTCTATCTTTACTTGACCTCTTGAAATATCGTAGTTTTCTAATACCCAAAAGCGTAGGTCTGCTTGTTTGAATCTGTGGTGGTAAATAATAAAACCATCGGTGTATTCTGTATAATAAGTGTTTTGATAGTCTATTTCAACTATGTTAATATCTTGGATAATTGGGTTTTTTAACTTCTTCATTTTTTTCGGGTTATGGTTAAACAATTTTTGGTTAATTCTTTGCAAGAGTAAGTCTTGCCGTTATAAGTTTTGTAATACGATAGTAAGGCTCGTATTCGGTTGCCTTCTCGTTTGTCTACTTGCATAGTCTCCCCTATGCCCAGCGACTTAATTTGTAGTGCTTGTTGTTTTTGGTAAATCATCTAATAATTGTAAGGCTCTTTTAAATACTTGGATTCTTGCGTGTACTTGTCTTGACTTGTAAGGGTCTTTTTGTACACTTGGTAGCTGATTAGTTAGCTTGTTGATTGCATCTTTTAAGCCTTGCTCAAATGATGGTTCTTGTTGGAAATTTAACATAGTTTTATATGCAGTTGTAGGATGCTGCACCCCTTTTGGTTTAATTATCTACAATCAGCTTGTAATTTACTTGCTACTATTGCCCAGCCAGCAGCATTTTTACTTCTCTCATTATTTTCAAAATAAAAAGGGTCAAAAGTATTTTCTTTGGTTAATGGGTTAAAATACTGCATAATTTCGGTTAATTCGATTTCATTTAAACTTTCTGCATCAATTACAATAATAGGCATTTTCTTTGTTGAAAAATATCCTTTTGGAGTAGTAATACCTACCTTAAATTGAAACTGCTCAATAGCTTCTTGCTTAATACCATTAAGGGTAAAAATACAATTAACATCCAGGTAAACTATTGCACCTGCTTTTTCAAAACCAATACTTGCATAGATAATATCGCCAAGTAAAAGACTACCTTTAGTTTCGTTGCAGTAATTTATAAGATTAACAAAATTCTCGGTAGTGCTAATTGCCTCCTTAATTTTTTCCGTTAGTTTCATAATTTTGGTATCGTGGGTTTTAAACGATATACGAATATCTTAATTAAGATTTAAATACTAAAACATTATTTTATTAAAGTGCTAAAGCAAATCGTAACTTGCTGATAATCAAATAGAATAATTTTAAAGTTTTTTTAGAATAAGGTAAACAACGATACCAATACCTAATATTAAGAGTAAAGTGTTATTTCCTTTTGGCTTCTCTTCTTGAATAGTGGTTTTATCCACTTTAATAGCCTTGTTTTCTTTCTTATCGATTTTAAGGCTCTGTAAGCGCTTTCTTTCTTTGATGTGCCTCTTTATATGGATTGCCTTTAGTTTGTGCTTGTAATCGCCTCTAATAGCTTCTAAAGGTGTAACCTGATGGTTTACTAATGTGTCAAAAATATAAGCTATTTCTTCGGTAGTTTCAATATCGCTTGAATCGGTAGCCAATTCTACCTTTTGAACAATAGTTACAACGGAATCCACCTTTGTAGTTTCTACCAGCTTTTTAGACTTGCAAGAAGAAGATAGTAAAATTACTACCATTAAAACAATTATGCTTTTGGACTCCATAATTTAATAAGTTTCTTTTGTCTTTCTAAACGGCAGTCTGCCTTGCATTTTGAGCAATATACTTTAGTGCCTGAAGATATGTATTCAGCTTTACAGCACTCGGAAATAGTCAAAGGGTTTACCTGCTCTATTTCGGTTATAACTTCTATATTTAAGTCTTCTTTTATTTCTTTTGATTTCTTTGCCATAATTTAAACTAACATTAAGTTCCTTTCGCAAAGATAACCAAAAAAGAGTAATATTTCTACTTACCGCTTTCATACTCTATCTCCCTATTTAAACACTCAATAGCTTTCTTTAAGTCCTGGACCAATAAATCCTTTTTACCTGCTCTTAAAATATACTTAATAGCATTACCTTTCATAAATGACAAATTATAAGCGTTTGCTATATCAATCACATCCACAGGCACTCCTTTAATCTCTACTTTGTAGTATTTAGGCTTTGTAACTATATCAGCTATTTTATTACCAGTTAATTCGATAGGTTTAAATTGATATTTAACATTACAATTAGTGCAAATCTCCGAGCATTCGCAATTCTCTAAATGGTTAATTTCTTCGATAGTTTTCATTTTGTTTCTCTTTTAGTTTTTCTTTATTGGTTTCGGTTATTAATTCTCTTCTTACTATTTCTATTTCTTTATATAATTCTTTCAATTTTTCAACTAACATCTCCCTCTTGGTCATAATCTAAAAAGTCTAATCGTGTTTCAATCATTTTAATTAACCTTGCTTGTGTCAAGGTTTTGTAACTTGGGAATAAAAGTAAACTTTTTTCCTCTAATTCAAAAAGAAAATAAACAAAGAATTTAAGTTCCTCTAAAATCTCGCCATCTGTTACATCAAATATTTCTTCTTCTTTATTCTCCATATAAAACACCGTTATAAACACATTTATAATCAATTATAGCGTGAGGTTGTGCAAAGAATAAAACCTTGTCGCCGTCTATCTTAAAAGTTACTTCCAAGAAGCCTTGACACCAATCAGCTATTCTACCTGTTGGAAGATATTCGACTGCTTCCATTAACCTTGTACATCCTACCTCAAACCAAGCATTAATATTATGCCTATTTCTTATGTATCGCATTCCTAACCTGTGTGAATGACCTGTGCATCCACTTCCCCAATATTCTATAATATTCTTCTCACTTGCATTCTTAGTCAAAGATAAACCGTGAGTAACATCAAAAATATCAAAGTAATTAAAAACATCCGTAGGGTCGTAAACCATATCGTTCTCCGCCAGGTGTAGCATCTCTTCAAACTTGGTACTTTCAAAGTGTTTATATAAAATAGCTAATCTTGCTAATTGACCTTTAGATAATAAAAAAGGCTTTGTAACTCTTTCGTCGTGATTGCCAGTTCTTATAGTAATCTTTGCATCAGTTGAAAGTCTTAAAGGCTTTAGGATTTGTTCTTCTGTGTATTTAAACTCTTCTACTTCACTGTATCCATTAAGAATACCATCTAAATAAAGTTTATTAGTATGTTTAGAAACAAAAGGTAAATCTACTATATCTCCGTTGATACAAACTTCATCAAATTTATTGTGTTTAAGAACATTATTAATAACTCGTAAACATTTAAGGTCAGCCAACCATCCGTGTGGGTCAGAAAATACGAATAATTTGTAGGTTTTTTTATCCGTTAGCTTTTTTAACTGGTATTGATTATACTCAGTTTCTGATAGTCTTGGTCTGTACATAAAGTTTTTTTCTCGAAAGTAGTTATTATTTATCTATTATTCAAAGGCTTATGATTTATAGTAGTCATATAACCTCCAATAGCAATTAAAGCTGATAAAAATAATTTAAAGCCTGTGTTAAAACACCAC